GTTCGTCACTGAATCGTTGCGTTGGGCCCGCCGCGTCGGGCTCACCAACTTGGTTCCTAGGTACGAGAGCCACATGATCGACCTCGCGAGTGCTCCTGCGATGAACAGCCTAGTCCCACTGGCTTTCCCCGGGAGGTTGTTGGCCGGTGACCCGGTCATTCCTCTGTATTTCGGGGGAAACACCCATACCACCACCAAGCGGCGCCTGCGCGGCGCCCTGGCGGAAGTCGGGCGCGTGAGTAGATTGGCCGGGGTGCCCTTGTTCCCACATCTGGGGCACACCTGCATCGAAACGGACGTGGATTTGCTAGCACCAGAACTTGGGTTTCTCTCCCTGTTGATCGACTATAGCGACGAGGCATTCGGCACCCTTTGGCGGCATGAATTTCACATTTCGCAGCCATCTGGCGTCTATTGCCGGTCAGCAGTCATCCAGGGAGGAGTAGCACTTCCTTTCGTCCGCATCAACCGCGCTCCGGTGACAGGGCAGCCTGACGTAGACCAGGGCCTCCATGTTTTGCAAGCCTCTGGCCTGCACAACACCGAGGTCAGGGTTGAAAAAGACTTTGCCTATCACAACTGGAAGGGTGTGTGGCACCAAGAGATCTTGTACTTGACTGTTGGGTCTTTTTCGAAGCCCACTTTCACTATAGATGTTCGAGGTGTGCCAGTGGCGGTCCCCAGCCTGCCCGTGGTCGGGTCTGGGGTTTCAAACTGCAAAGCCAATTTCATGCCAAACAACACTACCGGGTGCTACCCATACGAGGGCAACGCTCCATTCAACGTTGACCTTCCTGCGCCGGAGAATGTTGTTGGCCTGATGGCCTCGTTCGCCCAGGGAGTCCTTGCACCGAACGACTTTGGAGTTCTCCAACTCACGGAATCTGGAGAATCCAGGTTGATGCAGCGCGCTCGCTCACTGTGTGACACTTACTACTCTGCACTACCTGCTCCTGCTGGAACTAATTACCGAGCTCAAGCAGAACAGGTGGTGGAGTGTGTGGTGCGCACCGCAGTGTGGAGAGCCAGCATCATCGTGCACACCAAGAAACCCTGGTACTTGACTGCCGGGGTGATGTTGGTGAAAAAGTGACTTTTTGGGCGGGCGAGGATGGGGATTCCCTACATACGGGACATACTGGGGGGTTTGAATTCGTGTGAGTTGCGTGATCACCTCACCATGTTTGACGACGGAACACAATACATACCAACGTATCCCGAGATCCTGCCCGTGCCCTTTCAGAACCGAGCATTCGAGTCTTCGAACAATGTTTTTCACTTACCAACAGCGAGAGACACAGTCAGGACTAATTGCCCACACTGTAACACACAACAGTACCTCACTTTGTTTGTAGGTCCGTTCGTCATCAACGCGTGTTTCTTTTGCCAGCGCAAGCTCGGGCTCCCATTCGGCTTACACCCAACGGCTACTGTGAAAGTGCCGAAAGTCGTGCGAGAGCCCAAGCTTGATTCCAAGGGTGTTCAACACCTAGTGATGCCAGCCACTTCGCACTTGGTTTGCAGTGCCGAAAACAGTTTGGCCAATGATGTGGCCGCTTCCACTTGCAGGACCTGCAAAGACACGCCACCAATCCACAAACCGGCGTTTGCAGCAGTTTTTGCCTCCTTGGGCACTTTCTACCAGAAGGTGTTCAAGTTTGATGAGTGGGAGCCCCTGGAATTCGGGACTGTGGAGGAGTGGCTGGAGACGAGCAACATCTCTCCCAGCAACAAGAAAGAAATTGTGAAGGAGTGGAACGACTTCTTCGGAACTGCTGGTAGAGAGTTGGACATGGGGCGGAGGGAGTGGTACCAGACTGGAGCAGGGAGGAGGATGATGATCTTGGAACCGGGAGGAATCATGGCGCTGATATCGAAGTGCTTTGTCAAAAAAGACAAAGACAGTCCCGGCTTTAGAGCTAGGACCATTTGCACCATGACACCCCTGGTGACAGCCATAACTGGCGTGGTTTTGAGCAAGTACCAGAAGGCATTTGAACACCACGTCAACCACAAGATCCTCTTTGCGGCCGGAGCAACACCCGCCACTTTGCGAAGATGGTGGGACCTGAGGGCTCGCGGTGGAAGGACGTACGCCACGGACTGCACGAACTGGGACTCTCTGATGAAGGACGAGAACGTCGACCTCATCATGAGTGTCTATGCGGAAGTCCGAAGGCGCTTTCCCTCCCTCGACAACGATCTTTTCTGGTGGGTCTTGAGACACCAGAAAAGGACGATGCGGGGTAGAACTGCGAACGGGGCTGCCTGGGCAATTCCGGACACCATGAAGTCAGGTTCCTACGACACTTGCTTGGCTAACAGTGTCGTGAACATGATCTTGCATATCTGCGGTATTGCCACTGCTTGTGGCATTACCGTTGAGCAGCTGCTGGAGTCTGACTTCATCTTGACGGTGTTGGGAGATGACATACTGTTCAACCTCCCACCGGAACTCAAGGATAGGTTTGATGAGGCCCTCTTCCTTCAGACAATGAGGGATTTTGGCCTTGACATCAAGTTTGAGACGGACCCTGCCAAAAGCAAGATCTTTCTCAACATGACGCCTATGCCCGCAGTGACACCCTGTGCGAAGCCAAGCCCGACAACGGTGGATTGCACCGATGGACCAGTCAACCTGGTGGCCAGACCAACTGCTTTCAAAGTTCGAGAAGGCAGCGGCATCCCCCCGAGTGCGCGGGAGCAGAAAGTCTTTGTCTTGGCGCCCAAGTGCGCCGGCAAGACTACGATTGTTCGAGGGTTGAAGAAACTCGGCTTGGGAGCCGCGTACGACCCTGATGACTATCTCGACAAAAGAACTGGCTTGTCCGCTGCGGCCCAGTACCACAAGTACAGGACCATGGCGGGAAAGGCCAAAAACGGCATTTTCTTTTTCCATTCCGTCAAACACATGCCCAATGGAAAGAAATACTGCTGCATTCCTCCTGAGGATGTTGTCCGAGATCGCGCTAAAAAGCGCGATGGAGTCACCGAACCGTCTCTCGCGAACTACAAGACTGCGGAGGACGAAGCTAGGAGGTTCAAGCTTACTCGCATCCACCACAGCGATTTGCTCAACTTCTGTGCAGTTGCTTTGTCTTACACTACACCAGTCCTCTGCAAGACACCCCAGTTCACTGAGCAATCACCCACGGAGGCTCTGGAGATTGACTTCTTCACTCCCTTGCCAGGGCGTGCCCTCGCAAGGATGTTTCAGGCTGTCTCTCCAGTGTTGAAACCCGATGACTACTGCTGCCAGATAGTGGAGGCCGTATGGCCCACGGTTGTGCATCATCCCATTTGGAATGCATACATGGAAGCAGTCTACAGGGTTTGCCACAAAGGTACTCGTCAGTACCAGGCGAGTGTAGAAAAAGCAGAGAACCTTCGCTTCAAGTTCTTGAGCCGGGTTTCTTTTGAAACTTCGGAGAGAGTTTGGGGCTGGTTGACTGACCGCTATCAAATCACTCAACAGGAAATCGACGAGGCCATCCGCTTCTTGAACGCTGCGGAGAAGGGCACCAACCTGTCCTATTGTGGTCCGTTGGTGAGGATCATGGATGTCGACTGGAAAGTATTCACAGACGAATTTGTACGTTAGTGCTTTCCGCACTCGCGGAAGAACAAATGCAAAAAAGGAGGCTTGCCTCCGAAACCCCTTCAAAAACAACAAAAGACGAAAGAAAACCCAAAAACACCAAGGAGAAAAACCCGAAATAAAACAAAAACATGCGTGTTGTATGTTGTACGTCTCCCCCTCTCAACGACTTTGTTTTCTCCCTTCTCCATTCTTTTTCTTCTATTTTCTTGCAGGGCACTAGAAATGGTGCACCAAACGTGACTAGGAGTGAGGATGTGCCCCTGATCTCATGGGGCCTGGGTACCACTGGGTTAAGAGAGCCCCGTGGGGCGATCACAGGTCGACGGCCACATTTCACATGAGCCGGATCGCTGGGAAATCTTTAGTCCACGGCACTGACACTGCCGGCAAAAAACAG